CTACAAAAGCTTTGATGCGATAAGCTTCGTTGAAGACTTCGTCCAAGGTGGGAAATTCTGGACGGACTGGAACATCGACCGAACGGCCTTCTTGAGAAAGGTTCCACGCTTGACGGTAGTCAGTCATACTTTCGTAATATTGATCCATTTTCCTGCTCTGGGCAGCATGAAAGATATCAAATCTCAATTCATATGGGTTTTTACTTCGCATTTTAATCCTCCTGTGTTTGTAATGCGTCTTCGTTATCTTCGGCTGGCTTATAGATTACATGCTCATCCATAACGTCAAAGATAACTTGTCTAAACTCTGGGTCTTGAAGTTTCTCGACCCACTGTTTCAATTGAAACTTAAACTCTCTTCCTTCTTTCGAAGTTAGAGTGTACCAAGCCCCTGCGGTTTTCAACCTTTCAGAGCCTCTGATGGCATCAAGCCAACTTTCCTCATCTTGAATTCCCACTTGCTGACCCCAAAGCAACTTAAAGTTGCAAGTCCTTCCGGCGGAGCCAAAGCGAGACTTTTCAAGTTTGACTTTCACTTCGGAACCAATCCTGACCCCATTGGAGTCCAAAATGTAAGCAGCCTTTGCTTTTCTGGCGGTAAGCCAGATTCTCAAAGAATAGGTGTAATGAGCAGCTTTACCTCCCGGTGTGAAATAAGGAGTAGTCAAAGCTTCTGCAATATTACTGGTGATATTCGTTTTAAGCTGATTAACAATCAAGAAAGTTGATTGTGTATTTGCCAAAGGAATCGTCACCTTAGAGAAGGCTTTGGAAAGAATCCTAGCTTTCATTGCCATAGAAGATTGAGGGTTGAAGTCACCTTCAACATCTTTCTCCGCAGGAGTGTGCGCTAGGGAATCCCAAATAAACAGCCATTTCTCTTCATCTGCCAAAAGAGTTTCAATCATTTCGAATACTTTTTCAACAGATGCTGCTTGGACATAAAGCAAGTCATCAACATTGCAACCAGCTTTTGCCAAGAAAGTAGGATCAATTGCTGATTCAGCGTCAAAGTAAGCAACTCTAATGCCCATCTTTTGTGCGTTACCAGCAATTTGTGCAGCCATGAAGCTTTTCCCACTAGCTTCAAGTCCTGCAATCTCCGTGATTTTTCCAACAGGAATGCCAGCCAATTGGCCTCTGCAAATGATAGAGTCCAACCAGCGTGAGCCGGTGGGAATCCATTCTTTGACTTCTGTTGGATTTTCTTTGTTGAGGTTGTGTGCAACCGTCATGCCCACCTTTTTATTCAGCAGCTTGCGGTACACATCCATGTCTACTTTGCCAGCGGTCATTTATCAACCTCCAAGAAGTTCGTTGAAAGCCTTTCCAACTTTGTCTTCAACATTAGAAGAGTATTTCTCAACTTCGTCTTTGTCACCACCAGCAAGATATCTATCAAGCAGTGCTTGAACATCTTGTGTGGTTTTTCTTTCGAAAAGGCCATCAAAGTCCGGAATAGCTTCCAGAAGTTGAGCGCATTCCTCATCACCATCTTCGCATGCTTTCGAAGCTCGACGCTTCGGAGTAAGAGTGGTAGAGGGGAACATTGCTCCCGGCGCTTTACCATAAGCAAGAACCAAGTCAGTTCCAGTGTCAGTATCGGTAATATCACCGTAGTCGGGGTTCAAAACCAATTGAAGCAGTTGCTCATAAACAGTTTTGGAGTAACCCCAAATTTTCACACCTTCTTCTTCTTTTCCTCGAACGAGGACAGGCGAGAAGAACCTTTGCTTTGGAAACAGCTTTTTAGCCATTTCAATAGACTCCGGAGTGCCTTCGCGATAAAGTTCGGAAGCAAAGTCCAAAACAGGGGACTCATCACCAAAGTTACGCTTCGGGCAAAGAGTCGGAGCTTTGTCCAGTCCGTAATAGAACCAAAACTCTTTGAACGGATCGCCATCCGAAGTGGGCAGAATACGAATGGTTTGCTCTCCATCTTCCGGTTTCCAGAAAAGATTGTCTTTACCGCCTCCTTTGTTTTTCAGACGGTTGTACTTTTCTCTCATTTTTTTCATGTCAATAGCCATTGTTTTCTCCTTTGTGTTGTTAACAGCTTCGAGCTTGTGTAATATCATATCAAAACGAATTCAAAAAGTCAAGAACTTTTTTCAAATTATTTCAAATTC